AAATACAAGAATGGATTTCCGTTTTATACTATGCTGCTAAAAAAGAGGGTGGTGCCAAAAACGGAGTTTTTTTAAAGATATCCGAATGAACTTCACAGAATTTATAACAGAGGCTAAAGAAGGCAAGAACCTTCACCTTGAACACCTAGAAGACAATGTTCTCAATCGTGGTGTTACAGGTGCCAGAGAAGCTATTGCGTTTCTTCAAGCACTCAGAGACATGCTTGCAGGCCGTTCACAATCAAAGATCAATGTGACAACGAAATGGGATGGTGCACCGGCAGTATTCGCAGGTATCAATCCAGAAAATGGTAAGTTTTTTGTTGGCACGAAAGGTGTATTTGCAAAGAACGCAAAACTCAATTACACAAACGATGACATTGATAGAAATCATCCGAACCCAGGCCTCAATGAGAAACTAAAAATTGCATTGGCATTTCTATCTAAACTTGGCATCAAAGGCGTTCTTCAAGGTGATATGATGTTCACCAAGAGTGATCTAAAGAAAGAAACAATTGATGGTGAACGATACATCACATTTCAACCAAACACCATTGTCTATGCGGTACCTGTAGGTACACCTCTTGCACAATCAATTCAAGCCGCACATGTGGGTATTGTCTTTCATACATCCTACTCTGGTCGTAAACTTGAAGACATGCGTGCCTCTTTCAACATCGACATTGGCCACCTATCACGAACAAAAGATGTTTGGTATCGTGACGCTTCATTTGTTGATGCTTCTGGTACTGCATCGTTTACTGAGAAAGAAACAAGAGAGATCACAAGTATTCTCTCAACTGCCGGTCGTGTCTTTCAATCAATTAGTTCTCTCACACTCAATAAAATTGCAGTATCAAGTGTGTTTGCAGAACAAATCAAAACATTCAATAATACCAAAGTTCGTGCAGGTGAAAAGATTACAAACACAACAGCACATGTCAATGAATTAATTCGTTACATCGAAGACAAGATGAATAAGAATGTTCTTGCTGCAAAACAAGACCAGACAAAACAAAAACGATTGAAAGAAAAAAATGAAGTGATGCGTTTCTATCGTACCAATGCAATTCAACTCAAGAATATTTTTGATCTAATGAATCTGATTGTTGATGCAAAACTTATGGTCGTGAAGAAACTACAAGATATGAAACAGATAACAGGCACATTCTTGAAAACAGATGACGGATTCAAGATCACAAATCCAGAAGGTTTCGTAGCGGTTGATCGTCTTTCTGGTGGTGCTTTGAAACTTATAGATAGATTAGAGTTTTCACAAGCAAATTTCAATGCTGCAAAAAATTGGGACAAATAAATGGCATACGATATCAATAAAATTATAGCCGAATATGGAGACGATGACTATGGGTTTTCTGCTGTTGATGAGGCAGAGTATCAAGCCGTCATTGCAGAGAAAGATGAAACTGTCGAAGAGTACAAGGCACGACTAGAACAAGTAGAAAAGATCATTATGCCTTTTCTTACGAATCTCTACAAGACAAGATCACAACCATACATTCATTGGCCAAATCGTGGACCAATTTTAGAATCACAAATGCAAAAGATTCTTACACTTACGAGGGGATAATGTTATCTTTTCAAGAATTTTCTGAAGCTGCCTATGTTGGTAATGTAGGTTTTCAAGAACTGGTAAAGTTTCATTCAAAGGCTACACCTGCACAAAAGAAACAGTTACAATCACACATTCAAAATAAGAAACACAAAGAGTTTCGTGATCTTATCCATAGTGTAACTGGTGTGCAACTACATAAAAGTGTGAATGAAAAACAAGAGTTTGTTTCTAAAGCAGGCGCAGGTGAATGGGGTAGACCAGAACTTGTTGCCAAATATACGAGAGAAACACCTGGCCAAAATTTGAAGAAATTCAAAGACTATATAAAATAAAGAACTGGAGTTTGTTATGAAAGATTTGATTATCGGTTGTAGTACCAACTACGATTGGTCTAAACTAAAGTATTGGATCAATTCCATCAATCAATCAGGATTTGAAGGTGATAAGGTCCTGATTCTCATGAACTGCGATAAAGAAACGGTATTGAAAGTTATTGAAGCCGATTTCAAAATTATTGCTTTCAAACAGGATGAGAATGACAATTTGGTCTATTCTTCAAACATGCCTGTTCATACTGAGAGATTCATTCATATCTACGATTACATTTGTAAAACTGGTCCATATCGTTTTGTCATCACGACCGATGTGAAAGATGTGGTGTTTCAAAAAAATCCTGTAGAGTATCTTGAAAAACATTGTGATCTAAACAATTTGATTTTTTCTTCAGAGAGCATACAGTATAAAAATGAACCGTGGGGTGATGAAAATCTACTGCAAACTTATGGTCAATATGTTTATGATATCTTCAAAGAAAATGAAATCTTCAATGTAGGTGTTCTTGCTGGTCAAGGTGATGCCATAAGAGACTTGGCTATCAATATTTTTACGAGTTGTACGAATCGGCCAATACCTATTTGTGATCAATCGACATTCAATTTTATGATATCACAACACCCTTACATTGATACAAGCAAATATACAAGATCAGAAGATGGTTGGGCATGTCAATTAGGCACAACAGCAGACCCATCGAAGGTTGAACAGTTTAGACCACATCTACTTGAAGCACTACCAACACTCAAAGATGGCCAAATTACAACATCAACGGGTATACCTTACCATATTGTACATCAGTATGACCGAGTACCAGAGTGGAGAAAAATCATTGAAGAAAGGTTTGGCGATTGAAGATAGCTCTTTGTTTCTCAGGTCAACCTAGAAGTTTTGAAAAAGGTTTTGAATACTATCAAAGAAATCTGTTTGATCATTATGATGTAGATGTGTTCATTCATACTTGGAAGTGTGCAGAGGCCAATGATCTTGTTGATGTGTATAAACCAACTGCGATCATGGCTGATGAACCACTCAAACAGAATTTTGATGAAATGTACCTAAACACACCAAACATGGAAAGGCACCCACCACGATTTACTGTGGCCATGTTTTACTCAATGTATCAATCGTGTGTATTGAAAACACAACATGAGATGAATCATAAGTTTTCGTATGATTGGGTCATCAAGTCAAGAACTGATTATGCATTGAATGTGAAAATACCATTTGAAGACCTTGATCCAACAAAACTTTACATGCCAAACTGTCGCATGGTACCTGAGAAAGATTTTGGTAATGATCAGTTTGCATTTGGTAATTCAAACACAATGAACAAACGCATGTCAATCTATTTGAACATGAATCATTTCTATGATCAAGGTGTACAGATGATTGGTGAAGACATGATGCGATCTCAACTACATGAACACAATCTACATGGCGACAACCTTGTTTATGTGAATATGAACAATCCTTTTCCACCTGGCGAATACAATGGTACATGGCACTCGCTACTTCGTAATGATACGGCAGAATGGAAGAAAAGGTAATACGACAACTCAAAGGACATTCTGGTAGTCAAATCTTTCTCATGCAAAATGAAGGCGGTTTATTTGTAAGAAAGATTGGTAATGTTGAAAGAAACTTTGAGCGTCTTTCAAATCTTTACTCAGACTTTTATTCGGTACCAGTTATCTATCAAAAGTACGATGAGATTTTAGACATGGAGTATATTCATGGTCTTGATATGAAATCCTACTTACTTTCACACGATCTCAATTATCTGGCAAAGTTTATTGTTGATTCTCTCAACAGATTTGCCAAGAATGCTGTTGTAAAAGATTACACAGATGTGTATAATAAGAAGTTGGAATGGCTTCACAAAGAACCAGAGATACCATTTACCAAAGATGAATTGATTGCAAGGTTACCTAAAAAGTTGCCTTGTTCTCAATACCACGGTGATCTGACACTTGAAAACATACTCTACTCAAACCATGAATTCTACATGATTGATGCGGTTACAATTGAGTATGATTCATATATTTTTGATATCGCAAAACTGAGGCAAGATTTAGAGTGCAAATGGTTTCTACGAGAAACAAAACTTATGCTCGACATAAAGCTAGAAAATCTGCAAGAAAAAATTCTGGAAAGATTTCCTGGTTCAGACAACGATTACCTGTTGATACTGATGTTGCTTCGTGTGTTTCTTCACACACAACCTGGTGATTTCAATAGAGAGTTTATTTTGAAAGAGATAAAAAGATTATGGAAGTAATTGTACCTGCGGCTGGTCTATCAACAAGATTTCCAAACATGCCGCCAAAGTATTTGTTGACAGATAGTAATGGTGACATGATGTTACGAAAGGCAGTTGAACCATATCTAAACAATCATGTTATCATTGGTATTCTACAAGAACATGATGAAAAATACAACGCAAAGGAAAGAATTTATGAGCAATTTTCTAAAGATTCTATTGACCTGGTGGTTCTACCACAAGTCACGACTGGGCCAGCAGCAACAATCTTTGAGATCATTGAACGCACAAAGATAGAGGGTAACTTTCTCATCAAAGATTGTGACAGTTACTTTGAACATACAATCGCCGCAGGTAATTATGTGTGTGTTTCAAAAGTAAAACAGAATGAAATACTTTATAACCTTGCAGGCAAAAGTTTTGTTCAGTCAAACGACCAAGGCATCATCACAGAAATTATAGAGAAACAGGTGATCTCTGATAAGTTTTGTGTTGGTGGTTATAAATTTGCAGATGTAAAACAGTATCTTGACGCTTATCGATCAATATCGTCAAGTGTGCAAAATGAAATCTTTGTATCACATGTCATACAATACATGCTGATGCAAGGTGAAATCTTTTTTGAAAACATTGTGTCAAATTACTCCGATGTAGGCACAATTGAAGAATGGAAAAAATACAATGAGTCTCTTACCAGATAAAAATCTATTCATTGTCACATCAGCTTTGAAACCAAATGTTGGTGTCATCAATGAAAATGACCGATTCACACAAACAATTGACACACTCAAGTCATTACGAACACATGTACCTGATGCAATTCTACTTTTCTCTGACGGATCACCAAATGAAGTCGAACAAGAAAAGTACCAAGAGATTGCAAAGTATGTCAATGGTATTATACCTTGGAACATGGATGAAGACATTCAAAAACTTGGTGGTGCTGGTGCCAAAAGTTTAGTTGAATCCGTAATGGTGATCAAAATGTTGTTTGCTTTGAAACAAAATCCAGAACTCGCAAAAATGATGAGTTCGGTCAAAAGAATATTCAAATACTCAGCAAGAACTGTTTTGACTGACGACTTTCAAATTAGTGACTATGATGATTCGTTTGGTAAGTATGTGTTCAAAAAAAGAATACCAACATGGATGAACGACAAACGAAAAGAATATGCTGATCATCTTTATATTACAAGAATGTTTTCATTTTGTCCTTCTCTTCTCGACAATTACATTCAATCACTACACACAGTTTTGGCTGCTATACAAGAATATGGATTAGACACAGAACATGCACATTTTTTCGCCATAGATAAGAAGTATGTAACAGAATTTGAACAGTTACATTGTCAAGGTATTATGGCAACAAATGGCGCAATTGAAAACTATTGAGGTGAAAAATGGATTTGTGGGAATACTTTCAGAATAATACAGGCAAGAAGATTACAAAATGGACACACTACTTTCCTATCTATGAGAAACATTTTCGACCACTCACAGAGAAACCAATCAAACTTCTTGAGATTGGTGTTCTGAATGGTGGTTCTCTTGAGATGTGGCAAAAGTATTTTCATCCAGATTCTACCATCGTGGGCATTGATATCAATCCTGACTGCAAACAACACGAACAAGATGGTATTCACATTCGCATTGGTAGTCAAGTAGACACCGATTTTCTACAAAGTTTGATCGATGAGTTTGGTGTCTTTGATCTTGTCATTGATGATGGTAGTCACCGTGTAGAACATGTCAATAAGACCTTTTAGTTTCTATACCCAAAGATTGCAGAAAATGGTACTTATTTTATCGAAGACACACATGCAGCTTATTGGGTTTCTCACGGTGGAAGTATTTCTGCACCAGAATCAATCAACA